ATGGCACTATGCTATGTATGCAGTTGGGATGGATGTCTGCGTGGCCATTGCTGAACGCTATATCTAATCTGGGGTACTTCTTGGACTTCCCGCTTATCGAGTACACCCTGCCCTCTAACGGTTGGCATATCGGACAGGCTGAAGCATGGCTCGTCATCCGCACTAAATCCCCTCCGACTTCCTGCACCGCGTCAATCGTCCCTGTATTAGTTGCTTCCCTCGTGGTGGTCCTCGCTACCATCGAGGCGTAGGCGTCTAAGGATATCTCCCTGCCTCTTTTATCGCGTATGGCTGTTATACCCTTGTCGGACATCTTCTTTAACATCAGGCTCTTGGCTTGTTTGACCGTGTCGCCTGCCGACAGCTTCTCGGCAATGGCTTCTTCGCCCGCTTCTTTCAGCAAGTCGTTAATCCTGCGCCCGACATACATCGAGGCTTCCTCTAACATCCCTGAAGCGCTGTCGGTCAGTGTCTTTATGGCTTTCTTGTTTGTCATTACTTTGGTTATATCTATGTCTGTCTTCTTGATAGCGTCTAGAGCCTCATTCATACCCTCTTTGTATGAGAGGGGTATTTCCTTGCTTACCCATTTGCGTGCGAATTTATCCAGTCTGGACAGCTCCTGCTTGACGTCTGCGAGTACCGCCCTCCTGTATGCCGTGACATTACCCTTTGCCTCTGCTTTGGCTATCATGTCTATCAGCCTTAGTTGGGAGGCTTTGTAGGTGTAAATTAACTTCTGCACATTCTTGGGTATCAATTATTCCTCCTCGCTAAATGGTGGCGCTATCATCGGGTTTGTAGCCGCTTCATCATCAAGAATCATTCCTAGTTCTGCTTCAGCTGATTCATCTGACTTGTTGTCTAATACCCTTATGGCTGACTTCTGGCTTATGGTAGGCTTGTTGCCTGTCCTTATCTGCATAATCTCCGCCATCTGTTTTTCGTCTTGAGGCAATCCGTCCTCCCATTTAATCTCTATGACTTCATCAGACAGGTTCATTATCCCCTTACCTGGAATCTGTGAGCAGAGTTTTATAGCCTTTTTTAATGCGGGGTCAAACCTCATTCTTATGCGGTTGACTTTGGCTAGTGCAGACTGCATCATCATTTTGACCTTATATCCGCTCGTGTTTGAGCCTACGTCCGTGTTATCCCCGAATACCGCTGACCCCATTTCTGAAATGGTATACAAGATGTTGATTAGTTTTTCAATTTGCTTGAAACTGGCTTCCAGCTGGCCCTCCCATGTTATGTAATGGACTTCGGGGTCTTCTTTGGTATCCCTTGGGAAGTAGTTTCCCGCTTTCAGCCTCCATTCCCCCGTCTGTGGGTCTTTCTCTAACGAGCTTTGAGGTCCGCTCATTGACGGCGAGGCGTGCTTATCGAGTATACGTGACACCTGACCGATTCTTACCATTAACTCAGATATTATGCTGTCTATGTCGGAATAGTCATCTAATCCGTTCACCCTGTCGGATGTGATGACGTTAGATACCTGGATTACCGCGAAATCATCAAGTCCAGTCTTGTAGACTTTGGATTCTTTCATATCGCCTATGATGTTTCCTGTACTGCTATTCGTGAGGCTGTAGATTCTTTCTTCATAACTTCCCTTATAATGAATCTGCACATTCAAATATTCTCTGTCGTCTTCCTCGTACTTCCATGCTAGGACATGGTTCAAGGTTTCCTTGATATCTCTCGGGTCTACGACTAAAAACCATATCGGAGGCTGTGTAAGGCTTATCTTTCCTTTGCCGTCTTTCTGCTTGACCAGTAATAATCCGTCGCCGTACCTTGATGTATCTATCGCCACCTGGTAGGCAGTGTTCCATAAATCGGAGTTCTGCCATATCTTATCAACGGTTTCCTGCTGTCTGCTCCCCTCACCTCCGCAAGTTATAGTAGGAACTTCGCCCAATAACAAGTCCGCTACTTTCAGGGATATTATCTTTTGGAAATTCAGAATAATAGGATAAGAAACAACATTCTCGAAGTTGCCTATGACCCTCTCTATCCTCTTGAGGTCTTCCATGTACTCATGCACGTGTTTTCCCTCAAACAGATTTCTATTTGATGCGTACATCTTGAGCCTCTCGGCTTCCTGTTCAGGAGGCCAAGCCTCCCCTTTATTTAGAAATCTCAAATCTGTTAGCATATCTGCCTCCTAAACGTTTACTATTACTGGACCGAGGTTATCTTTAGCGAATAGCTCAGTCAATGCCCATACCGCAGCGTCCATATTGTTTGGACTTTTATCTCCAGGCTGCCATTCGCAGTACTGGTCCTCTAAATCACCAAAGTACCCGACATGGTGTATTCTTCCTTGTTCATATAGTGCGGCGATAGGTTCTGCTCTTAATAGTTTTCCTCTTGTTGCGGTCACTTTCCTATACGCCACATTCCTATCTATGGTCCTGATTACATATTCTATCATATCCCCACCGTTATTCGCTTCGCCTATTATTCTGTCGGCCTGCCACTTGTGATAAGCGTTGACCACCTTTCTGCCCCACGCGTCAGGTGAAGCGTTTATGGTGTCGTCTTCAAGTATATACCCGTGGTTATTACTGTCTTTTGCCGCTACTATTATTCCAGTGTCGTCAGCCTCTTCCCCACTAGTTACGGCAGGGTCTACTCCAATCACTATACGTTCAAAACGGGGACAGTCCTTTCTTTCTATTCTGGATTTGTCTATATCCGCCCTGCGCCATAAAGCGTTAGGGTTGTCATCAAGTATCTCTGCATACAGCTCCTGCCTTCCGAGCCTGGTGTTTTCATATTTTTTGACTATAGTCTTGATAAATGCGCTTGCTAAGTTTCCTATATTATCATACGTAGAACCTCTAGTTACAACTGTTGATTCGTTTTTAATTAAGTCTTTTATTGTCTTTATTGGTCTAGGTGTAGTAGTAATTACTATCTGGGGGTTGTCACCTAATCTTAAACCAAACATTACATTATCCAGCGCTTCTTGTGGATATCTGTATTTTGCCAACTCATCAATCCACGCTTTCTCACATTGAGAACCTCTGCTCTGGTCGTAATTTTCGCCTGAATAAATAAGCGCCATTGCGCCATTGTTCCACGTAAGGCTCCTTTTGGATGGTTCATAATTGGGCATATCCCATGGAGGAGAGCAAGCTAATATACCGCTCTCTCCTTGTATCATTATGTCCCTGGCTTCTGCTGGTGTCTTTGCCATTAAAGTAAACCTCTTGTATCCATCGTTTTTCCATTTTAT